GCATCCCATATATTATTTTCTATAAATATAGAACATGCTTTGTTATTTTTCATAGAATCCTCCAGTCAGAGATAAATAATGTAGGTATTATACCATTCATTCAGAGAATGTCAAGGGAAATTTCTATGTCCAAAGATAATAAGATATTACAAGAGCAGTCTAGACTTCCTGATACTGATTTTTTATGGGGAGAGTCTCTAGATGCAGCATTTTTTACTGCATTGACGGACCGGATCTCCAAACCAGTAAGATCTCTTCCAGCATTCCACATGGGGTTGGTCGATGCTCAGGGTAAGATTCTAAAGGAACCAACTAATGCAGAAGAACGTCGAGCGTTAAGTTACCTTGATCGGGTTGCGTTATTTATGCGTCAAGCGATGGGTGGACGCGCAATTCTTCTAGTCAACATGTATCGACGAGCAAGAATGGATTCAAAATTCATTCAAGCATCAGCAAGGGCGAAGTCTCTCCGATTCCTTAAATATTATGATTTGAAGATCGGATTCTTTGAAAAACCAGTCACTCAACCATCTCACCTTGGATTTGAAGGTCCGAAACCACAAGGAAGATAATGGCAAACTACTGCGATCATATCACGGATATACTAGAGATAGAACGAGGTTTGATCATTGATCATATTGGCAAACATAAGTGGTGTAACCAAATTGCTGATGAGAACGAGGCAATAGTTGATTTTGTACAGAAGTATGCTTGGTTGATGCGTGAGGTATTCTGTGGTGTTATGTGTCCACATAGACATGGGTGTGAGGCAGCGGATCAATACAAGAAGACTTTTACCGATGTATCTGATGATGAACTTGAATCATATATCAAATTAGACTTCAAAGATACAGAAGCAGATGTTGTTAAGATTAAATTGCTTGTTTTAAAGAACGATATTAACGTCCACAAATGGCTAAATAGAATAGATAACTATGAAGATGGGGTTAGAGATTTTCTAAATCGCTTCGGTTGGGTTATCTACGATATGTACAAACGTAGTAAGAAGAAATACGAAAGGGAATAGATCATGGCAGTGGACGTAACCAAAGGTATCAGTCACCTAGAGCACCCAGAAGATCTTGCTTTGTCTCATGGTGTAGCGGGTATTAATACAGCATTAGACACACTAAGTCGCTTTGCTAACAAACTACAATCACAAGCACAGGATCCAGAAGACCAACGTGGTCCAGTTGTTGTATCCGAAAAGATTGATGGAGCACCAAGTCTATACTTCGGTAAAGACGATCAAGGTCGCTTCTTTGTATCTACCAAGTCAATCCTTGCTAAGAATCAGAAACTTGGATACAGTCTAGCAGACATCCAGCGTCTATGGACGACTGGTGTACAAGATGTTCTTATGAGTGCATGGAAAGCATTGAAACCTGTTTACAAGCAAAATGGTACAGTGATGCAGGGTGATTTGTTGTGGTACACTCACTCAGGTAAGAAGTTGGTTGATCACGATAACCAGAAGTATCTTACATTCCAACCTAACACAATTCTATATGCAGTACCTGTAGATAAGAAGTCGGATCTTTTCCGTGGTGTCAAAGCAGCACAACTCGGTATCGTCGTCCATGGTCTTTACAAAGCAACTTCAGACGCAACTGGTAGAGTTAACATTGATCGTATGTCAGATAAGTTAATTCGACCAGCAACCGAGGAGTTGGATAAGAATAAGAGTGTATTTGTTATTGATCCATTTGTAGATAACATTGAAGCATTTGATGGTAGTGATGAAGTTATTGCTGAGGTTCAAGATCTTATCAAGTCAACAGAGTCGATGATTGATGAGATTGATCCTATGTTTGATGATGAATGGAATGAGTCTGATAACCCAATGATCAAGCAGGCGAAGAGATTGATTCCTATTTTCGTCAATCAACAAGTCCGAACCGCTGGTGATGCCGAATCAATTATCACTGCGAAGAATGAGGATCAGTTTGTTAAGACGTTCCGTAAGAAGATGAAGGAATTCGTCGTTGCTAGAAGTGAACAAGAGCAAGGTAAGTTGTCTTCGTCTAAGGGTAAGGAACGTAAAGCAGAGCAATTTAAAGATTTCCAAGAGTGGATGAACTCGATGGAAACCACATTTGAACCGATGCTCCGTGCGTTCTTCAGATTATTCTCTCTAAAGACTCTTCTATTCAAGATCTTTGAGAACGTGGAGAAGAAACTAGGTAAGACATTCGTTGTAGATAAGAAGAACGACTTCGAGATGATTGCAACCAAACCAGAAGGATATGTTCTTTTGAATGGTCCTAACATGGTTAAAATTGTAGACCGTGCTGAATTCAGTCGTAACAATCTCCTTTACAGTCCATTCAACGAAGAGAAAATTGTTAGTGGTGGTACAACTGGTGATCCAGAGAGTATTGGTGATAAGAAACCACTCAAAGTAAAGACCCTTGCTGACGAAATACTCGAAGATGTATTAGGTGCTTTGGATACAACTCAAGAGGTTACAGGTTTCAATGAAGTAGATGCTGTTGATCAAGCAACCAAAACCAAAGGATATAATGTTCTATGGGTTGGTAAGATGCAACCACCAACGAAAGCACACATAAAGGTTTTGGAGCAATTGTCTAAAACATTCAACAAAGTATTGCTTTTGGTAACTGATACTGGTAAATATGTTGATCCAGAAATTTCATTAGAGTTGATCAAGTCTGCAGTACGTAGATCAGGTTTGCGCAATGTTGAAGTGAAGTTGGGACGTAGAGAAGGTGTAATGGATCCTCTCAAGTCCACATTCGGTATTGCATCCAAGAAAGCAGATACTGCCAAGGAATCAGTACAGGATATGATCAAGTTCTTTGGTCTAGATGGTGATGCTGCAGAGAAACCATTTGTCTTGGCGCAAGGGCAAGAGGAGGCAGGTAAGAAAGGTGAAGAAGATCGCTTCAATTCGATCAAAGGTCGAGGAACGATGTTCGTTGTGAATGATGGAGAAGATCCATCAGAAGAGAAACCATTCGGATTATATGGTATTCCGATTCTTCGCGATGCGTCTGGTACAAAAATAGGTGCACGACAAATCCGCGAGTTGGTTGCTGCTGATGATATTGAAGAAGCAAAAGAAGCGATGGCACCTGGAGATGATGATGTTAAGGATAATGTCATCGACTCGATGATTGAAAAAATGAAGACCAATGAGGAATACTTTGATATCGATGGTTTTTGTGTAGACAAAGAAATTATAAAGAATCTCAAAGAAGACTATTGCGTTGACCAAGCAGAAGCGATGGATATGATTCTAGACATTCTTACAGGAGAGTAGTGTGGATAAGGAAATACAATCTCATCTAGATTCGTTTTGCATGGTCTTTGAAGATGTTGCAGAGAACAAGGGATACATCTTTGATTTCGATGACACACTTGCAAAGACAGATGCAAAGGTTCATGTCGTTAAAAACGGATCCAAGATCAAGACTCTATCATCACAAATTTTCAACACATACAAGTTGAAGGATGGCGAAACGTTCGATTTCTCAGACTTCGATGATCCAAAAGTATTGCGTATGGCGAAGAAGTTCAAGATATGGAACGTGCTTCAAAATGTTGAGAAAGCATTAGGTGAAGGTCGATCAGACTCCAAGATGTATATCCTTACAGCACGCAGTAACGCTGTTCGTGATGCCCTCCACGAGTTTCTAGTATCAAACGGAATCCGTACTGTGGGTAAAGATGATATCTTCGCAGTTGGCGATTCTGGCGACACTCCACCAGACGAGCGAGACACAAGACCCATTTCCCTTCGTAAGAAGGAAGTTTTGATGATGTTGAGAGAGAAACACGAAGGAGACGTGGTATTCTTTGATGATGATCAGAAGAATATAGAACTTGCATTAGAGGTTCCTGGAATCAAAACACGATTAGTTAAAGAGGAACTAGAAGAGTCTATTCTAGACGAACCACGCAAGACTATGGATCCATCTATTTGGGATACGCAATCAGACGATCTTGTTCTGAAGTCTGGTCCACATAACGCAATTCTTGATGGAATGATTGAATTGGTTGGAGAAGTTCCAGTTGATGAAATTTATATTGTTGGTAGTCTCACAGGCACACGATACAATCCAGATGCTGATTTGGACGTATCTATTATTGTTGATGCAGATGATGAGACCACCTCCCACCTCGGTAAAAGAGCAGTACAAATCAATGGACGCAATTCACCAGGGACCGAACACCCCATCAACTACTTCGTTATGAATAAGAATGTTGGTACAGATCGATTTGATTCTGTATATGACTTCAAGTCTGACAAGTGGATCAAAGAACCAAAAGATCATGGTGTAGATATATTCAATGTATATGACACTTTCCGTCAATACATTAAGGATGTAGACATTGAAAAGGATGAAGCACTTCGTAGTATTATTGATATAGAAATGCTTTTGAGTGCTATTGAAACTGGTGGTGATCCTAAGATGATCTTCGATAAGATCCTCCAAAGGTTCCGCGCACTTGATTATAGTGTTAAAGATCTTGCTAAAAAATATGATGAGGTTCATAAAGAACGTATTGATGCATTCTTGAATTATGAAGGTGGAGATACCAAAGGTCTACCATCGCCAAACCTTTTACCGGAAAACATCCGCTACAAGATGCTGGAGCGATACCATTACCTAGACTTCATGAAGAAACTTATGAATCTAATCGAAACCACAGGTAAAATTGATTCTGTTGAAGATCTGGAAGCAGTTAGAGATATCATCAGCGAAGACGCTAAGGATACTTGTAGTGAGTATCGCAAGGGTGGGATGCGTAATCATGATGAAAATGTGGATCCAAAAGAAGAGGGTCGCAAGTTTTTCGAAGCATCTCTAAAGCGCTGGAACGATAAAGCAACTGGTAAGAAAAAGAGTGGTACTCAACAATCTGTCAACAAGAGTGATATGGTAGAGGAAATTATTCAAGAAGCATCATTTGGTATTGACAGTTACAAGGTACCAAAAGAAGATCGTCAGAAGATGATGATGGATTTCTATTTCTTAACGGGTGTATATAAGTCAATACCCGAGATAATGTCTGGTGATCGTGCTACAGATATGCAAAGTGCTGTCGACTCTGCTTTAACTAAGATTGTAGAGTTTGTACAAAAAGATATCAGTGCTGCATCGTTCTTTGCTATCTGTGCTGAGATGCGACACGTGTATTCTCAAAATTCATTTGAAGATATCATGCGTATTATTGAGGATGACCCTAAAGGTGTTGAGACCATTACTGTTCACACAGTTAAGGAAGATTCACCAAACTTCCAATTGAAGATCCCATATGATGTGAGCAATACGAAGTATTATCAGAATATGTTTAAGAAATATACGATTGGTTATTCTGGATTGAAGGAATACGGCGCTGGTCCTGGACAAGAACGCCTCCGTACATTTGGTGATTATGGTATCCAAGAAGGATCTAGTAAGAATTATATCAACTCATGGAAATCAGCAAAGAATGCATCTAAGGGTAACGATGTAGATTTTGCAGAGTTGGCGAAGTTCTGTTTTGTTAATGGAGCATGGTCTAGTTCATATGGTGGAGATGCATGGGCAGGTATCGCCCATTTCTATATACAAGTTGCAGAATCTAAGAATCTAAAAGAGAAGATCGAAAATATTGATAAATTGTTCTCTCTTCAACACAACACCGGTACAGTACTCAATAAGGTAAAAAAGTATGCGGATGCGACAGGTAGTTTCAGATGGATTGCTAAGGCATTGGACTTTAAGTTTGATGTTCGCAATTATTGGGACTATAAAGAAAAGGTAAGTGATGGTCTTCAGAAACTAACTGCTGCAGTATCTAAGAGTATCGAAAATCAATCAGCAGGACAGAAAGAAAGGGAGTCAGAAAAACAAGGTACTTTTGGTGTGGGTGATATGGTTAAGCATGAAGATCTTGGATATCTTGGTCCTATACCTGTTGTGAAGATTCTCAAGACAACAGACCCAAAGCGTGGGCGGTTGTTGAAGTTGAAGAATACTGAAACTGGTAAGACATTCAATTCATTTGAAGATAAGTTGGAATTGTCTTCTTATAAGAAAGAACTTAAGGGTGTAGATTCTCCTTCTTCAAAAGAAGTTCATTGGGGTGATATTGGGGTTAATGATGAATATATATTCAATGGACAATCGTATAATAATAATGATAAGATAATCGCACGGACAATTAAGAACTCTTCTGTTGTAAGTATTGGTTATGAAAAACTCAAGGGTATTGGTGTTAAAGTTGAAGACGTGACTACTACACATATACAGAAAATTGCATTTACATATAATCATGAAGATTTAAAAGCGAGTGGATTTAAAAGAAAAGAATTTGCCAAAATTGTAAACTATCCAACAGAAGATGATGATGAACATCCAGTAGGTGTATCTGGTAATGCTAAAGTATTTGATAATGCTAAAGTATCTGGTAATGCTAAAGTATCTGGTGATGCTAAAGTATTTGGTGATGCTAAAGTATATGATAATGCTTATGTATCTGGTGATGCTAAAGTATATGGTGGTGCTTATGTATTTGATAATGCTTATGTATATGGTGATGCTAAAGTATTTGGTAATGCTAAAGTATCTGGTGATGCTAAAGTATTTGGTGATGCTAAGATCAATAAGGGGAATGTTGTTAGTGGTGTTTACGACACTTTAAAGAAATGCATACGGGATGGATTTTATGATCCCGAAAAAGATACTTCTAATGAGAATGATGTTGAGTATAAAGAAGGAGATATTCTAAAATTTAGTGGTAATGGCAATGGAACTATGGTCGATCTTTACTCCGATGGTGGTGAGAAGTTATTATACAAAGATCTTAAGGGTATTGAGTTTCAAATCCTCAAAGATCCAAGTCATTATAATTATAAGATTGCTTTTACATACAAAGGAAAAGGATACAGCGCTACAGGGTTCCCATTGAAATCCATCAAAAGTATTTCCGCTCCAGATAAGGTAGAGACATCTCCGACGCTTGAGAAAACGGCACAAGACAAACATGGGAATGAATTAAAGGTTGGTGACTTGGTTACTCTACCAGATAGGAAAGATATTATATTCCCACCAGCGAAGGAATTTGCAAATACAAAAACTGATATAAAAAGTATTTTCGGATCTATCGGATCTAATTTTATTGTTGTTAATCCAAATGGATACACCCCAACTGCTGGATCTGTAGGATTCAGCTTGTCTAGTAAAAAATGCGAACTTGTAGGTGGTCCAAAGTCATCGGAAGAAGAGAGAGATGATGTTGAATTCACACCCTTAAATAAACTGAAGATGGGCGACAAGGTAAAAATCGTTGAATGGCATGCTCCATCGAACGTGCTGGGGTATAATGCAACGTATGATGGAATTGAGGAGTCGACGGGTCTTGAATACGCTGTATTTATTTTAGATAAACCTGTGAGGGACGCGGATGCAAAGATGTTGAATGTAGTCTTTATTCTTGTGCGGAACGGTGAGATGTCACCATCAGGAAAGGTTTTGAAGATTGATCCGGAACACTCAACAACAGAATCTATTCAGTTTGAAGATCTGCATGTAACAGGAGATTTACAGGAATATTTTGTTGCTCTCGAAGGTATCATGAACAAGATCGAAGTCACTGGTGGTAAACTCAACAAGATCAAGACTGCAGGACAAAAAGGTATGCGCGTTGATCATGGTTCTACAGGCGCATTGAATAGTAGACGTATGGGTGGTCGGGAGCAATTTCGCAGAGAGATGGGTGGTATGAGATCTAATATCAAGACAAAGGCACGTGGTAAACTTGCCAATGCTAATAAGAAAAAGGTCATTGGTCAAAAACTAAATCCAAATTCTCCTACAGGAAAGTTCTAGAAAACACATCCACGGTCATAAATAATATAAACACTCTATAGAGAGGATAAGATATGTTTGGGGTTCCAGTAGGTAAAGTCGGAAATCTTACGGTCGGACGCATGATGTCACAGTACATGTGTGAAGAAAGTATTATGTCCGAAGAGGTAGATGGTAATTACTTTGTTGAGGGTATCTTCATGCAAGGAGATGTACTCAATAACAATAATAGAGTATACCCAACGAGTATCCTTGAAGATTCTGTTAATGAGTATGTCAAGACTAAAGTTGCAAACAAGACTGCATGGGGAGAACTTGGCCATCCTGACTCTCCAAAGATCAATCTAGATAAAGTTGCTATGTTGGTAGAATCTCTTACTAAGCGTAGTTCTGATTTCTATGGTCGCGGTAAAGTCTGTCATGAAGATTGTCCTATGGGTAAGATCCTTCGTGGTTTATTGAAGACAGGTGGGCGAGTTGGTGTATCTTCTAGAGGTTTGGGTAGTGCTAATCCATCCAAGTTTCGTGAAGAGGATTGCAACCTTGTAGACGCATTCAATCTCCGTGCCATTGATGTTGTTGCAGATCCATCAGCACCCGATGCCATGGTCGAAGCAATTCGTGAAGAGAAGCAATATATTCTCGATGATAGTTCTGGATCCGTCATTGAATTGAATGAAGAAACATACAAGTTGTTTGAGAATAAATTGGAAGTGATACCTGTTCGTACAGGTCCAAAACAAGAACAAGTTTTCTGTGCAATTAAAAATTTCCTAAGTGGGTTGCGTTCAAACACTAAATAAGACAGATGGAGTTTATATGACAACACTAAAAGATCAATTAATTGAGATTGTCAAGTCAGCAAAGATCCTTAATGAAGAGGTTGTTGACAATGAAGATATCACTCTCGGTACCATTGATAAATATCTTAACGAATCTGTTGTCGAGAAGTGCAAAGAGGTGTTGGGTAATTAGGTTCCAGCAAGTTCAGAAAACAAAGAGCATAAAACTTTTGTAAATCTAAGGTGGAAGAGAGTAAAAATATGTTAGATCAAAATATCCTTACAGAGAAGCAAAAGGCAGAGTTGGGCAAGATCATTGACCAATTGGTCGAAGAACGTGTTCAGCAACGTCAAAAAGAGTTTGTCAAGAAGTATACCAAGTTCATTGTTGAAAGCGCAACCAGTAAGGTTGTAGAGAAGATGAAGGATGGTCTTCTTCTCCAGGTAGAAGAGAAGATCAATCTCGTCAAGAGTAAATCAGAGAAAGCATGTCGTTCTGTGCTTGCTGAAGCGTCGAGTAAGGTTGTACAAACCAAGAAAGCACATAAGAGACTCTTGGAAGAATTCAAGATTACCGCACCTAAATTAGTTGAAGATCTTGCTACAAAAAAAGCGCAGGAACTCAGCGAGGAAGCAATCGGTGCCATTGAAGAAAACAATCGCCTGACTCAAGCATACAAGCAACTCACAGAAGGTCTAAGTAAGGCAGGTTATATTATTAATGAAGATGTTGATAATGTAATTGAGAAAGAACGCACAGAAAAGAAAATGTTAAGAACTAAGTTGATTGAAGCAAGACGTGATAGCAAACTCGCGCAACTTACCGAAGGGATGCTACCTGGACAAAAGAAGAAAGTTGTTGAACTACTCGAAGACTGCGTAACTGAGAAACAGGTGGAGGACCGTTTCTTGAAAGTTAAGGCACAAGTACTCGCAGAATTTCGTCATGTTGAAACTGAGGACCGTGAGGTGTTGAAGACAAAGCAATCCAAATTCGAAGAAACAATGAATGAGGATAATGCTTTTGAAGTACTTCTTGGTCAATCCAAAGCATTTATCGAAAAAAATCAATAAAAAATTAAGCGAATTGTTATAGTCTTATACTAAATAGATTTAGAAACGATTCATAAATCTATCTTTCCTAGGAAAAGGAATGGAGAAAGCAATGTCTAAGAAGAGTCTAAATTTTGATTCACTGATCGCCGACCCTCGCCAAGAAGTTGTAAAGCGTTGGGATCGTGAAGGTTTTCTTGAAGGTATCGAGGAAACTAACACAAAGGTTAGCACTGCTTTGGTTTTGGAAAACCAATTCAGCTACCTAACCGAGGATGGTGGTACTTCTATCGCAGACGTGTCTGTAATGAAGAAGTTGACCATTCCAATGGTTCGTCGTGTATTCCCTGGTCTTATTGCACACGACCTCGTTGCAGTTCAACCTATGAGTGGTCCGGTTGGTCTTGCTTATGCCCTTCGTCGTCACCGTCTTTCGCAGTATGGTGGTGTTGAAATCAATGGTGTAAGTTCTAATCCTGCTGATACCAATTATCAAGATCCTGCAACTCGTTATGCCAACATCAATGCAGATGTTGACAAGGCACAACCTGACAGTGCACACACTGGTCCTGTAACTGGTTGGGCAGGTGAGCGTATTGGCGAAGACAGCAAGTTGTTCGATAGTATTGATGCAGGTGGTGGTCCAACTACTTATGCTGCTCAAGAAGTCGGCATCAGCGTTATCTCCAAGGAAATTCGTGCTTGGACTCGTAAACTTCGCGCACGCTTCCCAGTTGAGGTTCAACAAGACCTTAATGCCATGCACAACATCGATATCCGTCGTGAACTCACAGACATCATGAGTTACGAGATCACTGCTGAAATCGACCAAGAAGTTCTTGCTGCAATTAAGCATCGTGCACAAGCAGGTGGCGTTCTTACTTGGAACTATACCACTTCTGCAGATGGTCGTTGGCAGATCGAGAAGTATCGTACCCTTATGACTGTTATCAACAACGCTGCTAACGAAGTCGCTGTTGCTAACCGTATCGGTGCTGGTAACTTCATCATCACTTCACCACGTGTTTGCTCTGTTCTTGAGAGTCTCCCAGAATTCACTATCTGGACTCAGGATGGTAAAGTTAATACTCTTGGAACTCCTGCACCAAACGCTTACGTTGGTACAATTGGTCGTTACAAGGTTTATCGCGACATCTTCGCAACCGAAGACTACGCTGTAGTCGGTTACAAGGGTGGTAGTGCAAATGATGCTGGTATCATCTATGCTCCATATGTACCAGTTATGTTTGACGAAGCGAAGGGTCCAGAATCATTCCACACCCACCTTGGTGTTATGACTCGTTACGCAATCGTTAGCAACATGTTCGGTTCCGAGAATTACTACCGCTACATCAATGTTTCCTTCGTTGGCGACGTTGCAAATAGCACAGTCGGTACTCCTGCAGGTGATCCGTTCAGTGGTTACGAACGTACTCCACAGGAAGAAGAGACTACTAACAACTGGGATTCCCAAGGTCCAACCGGTCCTTAATCAAGAGTCTCAAAAGATAGCAACCAAAGAGGAAGAGATGAAAATCTCTTCCTCTTTTTTATTGATGGGGATACTAAATACTATTGGGAGACTACTATACTTGTGAAAGTGCTTCCGTGATTAGAACTAAACGTATATTCCCATATGAGTACGATTAACACTAACAAATTTACATTTCATACCCGAAGTATACTAAATATAATAGAGTTAATATTCACTATTTAAGGAGATAATTATATGTGGGGTCATCGTAAGAATCATAGTAATCATGGTAAGTTAAGTA